GGTGGCCGAAGGTGGCCGGGTGCGGGATGTCGATGGCTTCGAGGACGGCGGCGAGGAGGTCGCGCACCGGCTCGGGGATGTCGATGTCGGTCACCGGGCGTCCGCCTTGCGGATGCTGCTGCCGGTGACGCCGGCCTGGGTGACGCGCACGGTGATGGTGCGGCCCGGGGTGCGGCGGATGCTGCCCGCGGCGATCAGACGCCGAGCGGGGCTGAACTGCGCACACGACGGCGCGCTAGGGTTCTTCCTGTCCATGACGAGCCCAATCTCGTGGTGGAAAGTGCCGACGCGTTGCTGCGCGTCGGTGCGGTAGGGGTCGGGCGACGCGCGCGCCTCGGGTGTTCCACCACCCGGGAGCTGTCGTCCGGCCCCGCTTCTATTCGGTTGTCGAGTACTTCTTGATCGCGTCGTTGACGGAGGTGTAACTCCGTCCGACGTCCTTCGCGACCTTGTAGGCGCTGCCGAGTTCGGCCTTGCCGTCGGCGAGCGCCTTGCCGCGCCGTTCGAGCGCTCCGGACAGTTGCGATTGGAGCTGTTCCACCAGCTCTTCCTCACGCCTGAACCGGACCCGCCAGGGTTCCTCGGTCACAACGGAGAGACTATCACGGGGGGCCGTTATAGTCACGCGTTCTCCTTCGGCTGGAAGTGCGCGAGCAGCAGCAACTCCTGCTCCGTCCGGTACGACGCCCCGCACCACCGGCACCGCACCACCTCACCCGGCAGCCGGGACAGCACCGCACCGCACACCGCCCCGTCCACCGCCGCGATGCACAACCCGAGCCGCTGACGACGCGGCAGCGGATCCCCGACGAGCGACCGCAGCTGGGCCTCCAACTCGCGGACCTCGCGCGCCAGGTCGCCGGCCGCCGGGTAGTGGACGACGATCCACTCCAGCTCCATCGACAGCCACCGGCAGTCCGCGGCCAGCCCGGCCGGGGGCGGCGCCGCGTGCTGCGGCCACCGCTCCCGCTGGACGTCCACCCGCCAGGAGTGCACGACCTCGCCCGCCCGGTTGCCGTGGATCTCGTCGAACACCGCCTCGTTGATCGGCGACCGCGGGCCAGCGGCCGACCGCGTGGCGACCAACTCGCCGAACCCGGAACGCGCGGGCACCAGATGCATGGTCAGCTCGGCGTCGAGGTCGGGCAGTTGGGCGAGGCGCCGGACGAGGGTGACCGCGTCCCGCTCGCACAGGTACCGGCCGTCGGCCTCGCCCTCGCACAGCCCGCAGGCGTTCACGGCTTGGTCGTTGAGGGTCACGTCGGCCTCCCTTCTCTGGCTGGTCGCTGATCAGAACGGGGGCTCGTCGCTGTGTCCTGCGCTCTGCGCGGCGGGCTGCTGGTTGCCCCAGCCGCCGCCCTGCTGCTGGCCGCCACCGTGTCCGGATCCGGACACGCCGCCCGCCGGGTTCTTGGTGACCTTGGCGGTGGCGCGGGCGAGGGTCGGGCCGACCTCGTCGACGTCGAGCTCGTACACGGTCCGCTTCACGCCCTGGCCGTCCTCGTAAGACCGCTGCTTCAGCCGACCCTGGACGATGACGCGCACGCCCTTAGCGAGGGACTCGGCGACGTTCTCGGCGGCCTGCCGCCACACCGAGCAGGTGAGGAACAGGGCGTCGCCGTCCTTCCACTCGTTGGCCTCGCGGTTGAAGACGCGCGGGGTGGAGGCGATGCGGAACTTGGCGACGGCGGCGCCGGCCTGGGTGAAGCGGAGTTCGGGGTCGTCGACCAGATTGCCGACGACGGTGATGACGGTCTCGCCTGCCATGGCGGGGCTCCTTCGGGAGTGGTGGTCGCGGTGACCACCGGTTGCGGGATGCTGGGTGGGAGGCCGGGCCCGATATCCGCGGGCCCGGCCGATTGCGTGCGGGTTAGGCCGAAGTGCTGCTCTGCCACGGGTCGGTGTTGAGGAACTGCTCCCGCTGGAACGCCTGCGCGAGGTCATCCAGTTCGGCGGCGAGCCGGTAGACCGGGCCGAGGGGCATGCCGACCGGGGTCTCTGCGCTGCGGAAGAAGTAGGCGAGCCAGCCCTGGACTACGTCGCGGAACACGACCGGGTTGCCGTGGAGTTCGCCGCTGTCGAGTCGGCGCAGGCTGGCCTCCAGGGTGGTGAGGGCCGTCCGTTCCCCGGCGTTGAAGGTGGGGTCCTCGGCGAAGTAGTGGAGGTCTTCGGCGAGGCCTTCGATCATGCTGGGGGCGACGGCGTTCCAGAGGCCGGTGATGCGAGCTGCGGTGAAGTCGTCGACGTCGGTGATGGTGGTGCGGTGCATGGTGGTTCTCCTTCGGTTGTTGGCTGGCTGCCGGTCAGCGGCCGATGAACAGCTGGGGCAGGGCAGACAGTTCGCGCCAGGCCGCCCTGTACGCCTCGACGGGCAGCAGCTCGGCGACCTCGGCCGAGCTGCGGAGGGGGCGCTGATAGGCGTCCGCGAAGTCGGCCGGAAGGCGCTCGGCCTGCTCGTCGTAGCCGGTCCGATCGAAGACGGACAGGGCCAAGGGCCCCACCGTGCCAGCGAACCGGACGCCTTGGACGTAGACGGTCGCTCCGATCTCTCGGGTGGTGACCGAGCGGTGGACCTTGAGATCTCCGTGCTCCGCGCGGGGCGTATCCCGCCGGGCGCCTTCGTGGATGCGGGCCGTCACGTACTCGGCCACCAGCGGATGCCGGAGGTACGCGTGCTCCGGGGCCAGGACGAACCCGCGGCGCAGCTGGTCGCCGAGCTGCCACACGACGTGCAGGTGCTCCTTGGCGTCGTCGCATCGGTCGGGGTGGTAGTTGACGATTCCCCACGGGGTGCCCTGGACGTGTCCGGTGTTGTCGATGGCCGGCTGCTCGATGAGCTGGCGGAAGATGCCCTGGGTCATCTGCTTGGAGCCGACGTTCAGGGTGCGGATCTGGACGGTGGCTGTCTCGATGGACGTGCTGTCCGGCGTGGGCTGGGTTGCCATGTCTCTCCTTGGGGTGCGGCGGCACGGGTGCGGGTTGTTTCCCTTTTTTCCATGCCGTGCAGGGGTGGGGATCGGGTGGCGAGGTGGCCTGTTGCTCACGGTCCGCGCATGACCTCTCCCCTCATTGATTACAGAGAGTAATAATTACTCTTTAAATTGGCTTACGGGGAGACCTGTAAGTAATCAAGGGCAGTCCTCGGCCTCCCCTCGGGCATGGAATTAATGGAAAGAACTCACCCGGCCTTCGCCTTGAACGTCTCCGGGTGCGCGACAAAACGAGACTTCGGCGGCCGGCCGCGAGCCCCGTCCTCGCGCGGCGGAGGGTCGATCCTCCGGACCCACCCGGCGTGCTCCAGCACGCCGATAGCGGCGTCCACGTCCTCCATGGCCGTGCACCACTTCTGGCCCCGCACGGCCTTCTCCACGTCCTTCGCAGCGAACCGACCCCGCTGCTCGGCACGGCGCACCCAGTCCAGGACGGCGCGCGCGGGACCGAGCTTGGACTGCCGCTCCTCCGACATGAGGTCAGCGACCAGACGCGCGTGCTGGATCAGGTACGGCACGAGGGAGATCGCGTCGTCCATCACCTCGCCGCTCACGGTCAGCGTGGTCGGCTCCTCGTACAGCGCGAGCACCGCGGCGATCCGCAGAACCTGACCGGGCAGCTTCTTCGCCCAGCCCTCCACCGCGGCGAGGTCGCCGTGCGCCTTGTGTCGCGGCTCCAGCGCTTCCCAGAACGAGCGGAAGAGATCCTGCGCCTTCTGGTCCAGGCTCATCACCCGGTACTCGGGGTCGTCGTGGATCGTCTGCATCATCCGGACGACGGCCGCGTTGTACGCGGCGGTCACCTCGGCCGGGATCGGATCGCTGTCGTAGGTCCGCTCTCCGACTCGGCTGGTCGGCATGGCGAAGATGAACCGGGCCATGAGGCCGCGGGCCTCGAAGACGTCGCCGGTCTCTCCCATGCCGGTGAGGAACCCGGGCTGCACGGCGAGACCGAGGCTGAGGTTCGGGCGCTTGAGCAGGACGGGCGGGCCGCTCTTGCGGTTGACGGAGTGCGTCTCGTGGCTCCACGCCTTGAGGACGATCTCGGGGTTGGCCGACTTGCTGTACCGGCCGCCGACGTTGCCGAGGAACGATCCCTCGGTGGACAGCACGGCGAGCCGCTCGCCCTGCTCGGCGATCAGGTCGATGGCAGCCTCGGGCGTGGTGTCGTCGGCGACCAGCTGGGTGTGCACGAGGGGGTCGCCGAGTTCCTCCAGCTCGGAGTAGGCAGCTTCCAGGTTCTGCTTCGCCTTGCTGCGGGCGGCGGAGTCCTTCGCCTTGATGACGCGGTTCTCGGCCTCGGTGACCGCGGCCTCGGTCATCTTCCGGTCCCGCCGGTCCCGGACGACCGCGACCTTGTCGGCTTCCCTGCGGCGTTCCTCCTCCGCGTAGATCGGCTTGCCCATCAGGCTCAGGGCTGGCGACTTCATCTCTCCGGGGGCGGCGACCGGCATCGTGTACAGGGTGACCGGCTCGGTCCAGTCCGGCTTCGGGCTCACGGCCCGGCGTCCGCCGATCGCAGTGGAGACGGCGGCCATCCCGAGCCAGGCCGGCAGATCGACGGGCACCTGAAGGCTGGTGGACACGGCCTGCGCCATGACCCCGATGCCGCGCAGTCGACCGGAGTCGAGCGGCAGCGGCGGCGGGGGCGCCAGGGGGACCGCTTCGTCCCACCCCTGGCTGTCCTCGGCGTGGACACCGGACGACCAGTCGGGTTCCTTGACGTCCTCGGCCCAGTTCGGCTCTTCGCTCATGCCTGCCCCCGGTCGGCAGGGTGAGGGACGGGCGCCCAGACCTGGTTGAACTCCGAGTCCTTGTGACCGGCGGCGAAGTGGTCGTGGGCGTCCTTGCCGGTGAGGGCCTGGACCACGTACACCGTGCGGGCCAGCCCGCGGAGCGACGCGACGACCAGCTCTGCGTGCTCGCGGCCCTTGGGGTCGCGGTCGGCGACGATCGTCACGTCCGCGCCTTCGAGGTACGCGGCGTGCTCAGCCACCCACTTCCCGGACCCGGCCGCGTTGCAGGTGGCCACGAGCCCGTGGTCGACGAGCGCGTGTACGTCCTTCTCGCCCTCGGCGATCCAGATGACCCGGTCCGCTTCCTTCGCGGCCAGCAACTCGGGCAGCCGGTAGGGGACGAGGGGTACGAGCCGGTTGCCCTCCTTGTCGTTGAGGGACCAACGGCGTCCGGAGCGGGTGCCGTTGTCCGGCCGCCACTGGGCGAAGCACTTGTTGTCGCAGCGGGTCACGCCGTGGACGACCGCCTTGTTCTCGTTGCGGTAGACGTACTGGGCGACCCGCTTGTGGCCGCGGTCCTGGCAAGGGATCCACGTGTCGTCTTCGGGCCTGTCGCGCGGGCGTTCGGCCAGCGGCTCGTCGAACAGGTCGGCCTCGGTCCAGCCGATCGCGGCGAGGAAGTCGGTGTTGCCGTCGCACTTGTGGCAGTGGATGACGACGCCGCCGTTGTTGCCGCGCCGAACGGCAACGGTGTCCGGGGAGTCCCCGTCGTGGCAGACACCTTGGACGCGCAGTGCGCCGCCGCTGAACCGGTGCTGAAGACCGAGGTCGCGGACGCGGTCGGCGAGCTTGTTGTAGGCGATCCCGTCGGTCACGTGGTCACCTCCGGGAAGTAGTACGTGCCGGTCGGGAGGCCGATGCAGCGCGAGCGTCGGGGGCAGACGCGCGGTGCCGAGGCGAGGCCGGCGGAGTGGACGTGCTGGGTGCCGCAGAACGGGCAATCGACGACGAGGAGCGCGCGCGGCTCGTCGGGTGTTTCACCTGAAACGGTGTCGCGGTAGGCGACGAGGCGGGCCGCGGCGGCGGCCATGCCGAGAGCGGACGGAGGCGACTGGATCGGCGCCTCGTCCTGCTCGGTGTCCTCCCCGAAGATCGGGAGGACGGTGGTGGTGCTGTTCACGAACGTGCTCTCTTCTACGAGCGGGGCCAGTGAGGTTCGTGAGTGCGCAAGCGGCCCCGGGCCTGGGGGTTGGCCCGGGGCCGCCAGCGTTACCCCGGTCAGCCGGAGTTGTTCCGCTTGGTCTTGGCGACCTGGTCGCCCACGGCGATGACGTCGTTGATCCACCGGCGGACGGCGGTGAGCACCGTGACCGGGCTGGGCTGTTCTTCGAGGTGGATCCGGATGTTGTCGAGGATCAGCTCATGCCGGGCGTGCTCGGCCGCGCGCTGCATGTACAGGTCTTCGGGGACCAGGTCGATGGGCTCGTCCGGCGGGGTACGGGTCACCGGTGGCCCCCGTCCAGGTCGAGGGCACCGAGGGGACCGCGCCGGATCTGCTCGCGGGCGACCTCGGCCGAGGGCAGCGGACCCTCGGCGAGGATGGCGTCCGTCATGGACTCGCCCGTCTCGTGCACGGTGCCGTCCTCGGCGATCCGCACGGTCTGGAACTGGTCGCCGAGCCCGGTCTCGACCATGACCCGGCGGAAGGCGGGCTGAGCGTTGGCCATCAACTCCCCGCCCCAGGGGCCGTCGAGGGCGAGCAGGAGTGCCATCTGCCAGTTGCAGACGTCGAGGGTGTGGGTGGTGCCGTCGGCCCCGTAGACGGTGACCGTGTCCACCCGGGGCGGTACGGCCGGCTCTACTGCGGCTTCGGCGATCTCGTCGTCACGGACCCGCTCCCACTGCTGCCGGGTCGCACCGGTGGCCAACAGGACGGAGCCGACGAAGTACCAGTCACTGTCCCCGTCCCGCGGGTCGGCGAGAACGGGGATCAGCTTTTCCGGGAGGCCCATGAAGGTGACGGCCTGCTGGCTGTCCGTGAGGTGGCGGCCGTGGCGTTCCGCGAGGTCGCAGACCGACAGGACGGTCTGGCCGTCGTGGGCGGCCAGTGCTCCGGACTCGATGTGTCCGTGGATCGTGGCGCGGAAGGTGTCCGGGGCGAAGTTCATGCCGCCTCCTGGCTGTTCGGGGTGGTGATGGTGGAGAAGGCGGTCCTGATCACGGCCCGCTGGTGGTCGCTGAACGGCGGCGCCGACGAGACGATCGCGTCGATGCGAGCCCAGTACGCGGCGTTCCGGACGGGGTCCTCGAAGCGGACGGGACGGTCGCCGCGGGCCGGACGGCCGGAGACAACTCCGGCCGTCGCGGTCTTCCCGGGGGCAGTCACTCGCCCGCCTTCTCGCCGAGGTGGGCGCGGAGCTGGTCCAGGACCTCGTGCGCGTCCATGCTGTGGGGGACCAGGACGAGTCCGGACTCGGGCCAGACAATAATCTGTCCGTCGAACTGGTCGTCGGCGCTCGCGTTCGCTCGCGCCAACCGCAGGTTGTTCTCCGCCGCGATCTGGTTGGCCATCGCCTGGAAGATGACTTCGAGGACGGTATCGACGTCGTTGGCCTCGATGAGCATCTCGCCGAAGGTGTTCAGGACCCGCTCGTACTGGGCGTCCCAGAGGCCGGCGTCCTTCGCGGCCTGCTTGTCGAGTTCGAGCTGCGCGAGCGCACGGGTCACCTCGGGGGAGCGCGCGGGCTGGGCGGGCTGGCTGAGTTCGGCCGTCATGCCAGCGGCGATCGCGGCGGCGGTCTCGGGCGTGTAGTGCTCGGGGAGGGCCTTCCGCATGGCCTGGTCGACGGCCTCGGGCAGGGCCTCGACGACCTTGTCCCGGCTTGCGGTGAGGATGCGCTCCATCATCTCGTCGGCGGGGGACTCCTTGCCCGCCGGTGCGTAGGGCGGGGTGGGCGACGACGCTGTCGCCATGGCAAGGTTGCGCATGAGGATCCTTTCGCAGCGGCGCATGGGGGCGGCCTGGCAGTTGGCCCCGGCGTCGCTGTTTTTCAGTTAGCGCTGGTGAGAGGTGACTCGTGTGGCGTTGGCGTCGAGGTGGCCTGGCAGCTGTTCCTCGGCGTCAACGCTCTTGGTGCTGGCCTGCGAGAGCAGGGCCTCGTCGAACTCGCGGATCGCGGTCTCCGGGTACAGGAAACGCCTCCCGACCTTCGCCCCCTTGGGGCCGTAGCCGATGTGCCGCCAGTACCGGATCGTGCTTGAAGCGGTGCGGTAGCGCTCCGCTACCTCCGCCGTCGTGAAGTAGTGCTGCATGCCGTTCAACCTCGTCAGGGATGGGCGAGGGAGCTTGGATCAGCCTCCTGATGCTGCTGAAGCATGCCAGCGCTTTCGCCACCCCGTCAACCTTGCTGGGGGTGACGCCGTCGCGTGTCGTCGCTACCATCGATCCTCATGAAGGATGAGCGCAGTTCAACGCCAGCCAACGAACCCGATCTGGATGCGGACGCCCTACGTGTGGCGTTGGGTCGCCGCATGAGGATGGCGAGGGTGAACCTAGGTCTCTCTCAACAGGCCGTAGCTGACGCGATGATGGGGCGCGGCTTCAGTTGGCGGCAGACCACGGTGGCCAAGACAGAGGCGGCCGATAGGCCGGCCCTTTTCACGGAAGTCGTGGCACTCTCATCGATTCTGAAGCGGGAGCTGAGCTATTTCCTAAGCGGGCGGACTGCGCTAGACGAGGTGAAGGAGGAGTTGCAACAACAGACGAACGATCTGAAGCATCAGATGGACCACGCAAAGAGTCAGCTCGCCTACATCGAATCGAATCTAGCGAAAGCTGTCGTGGTTGAGGGGGTCATGCTGGCCATCGTTGAATTCTCTTACACGCTGGACACGTCACGGCTAAAGCAATCTTTCGAGGCTTTCTCGCAAAGCCGTGCGTTCGATGTTCCTTCGCTGAAGCGCGTGCTTGATGCCGCAGGAGTACCAGCCCACCAGGTAGAAGAGGTGGATCAGATGGGGCTGACTCATGCGGCCCGAGAGGTAAAGGAGAAGGGGGTGACGGGCCCGAGCGAGTGGTTGCCGGGGTTCGGAGATAAGGAGATTCCTCTTTCGGCGGCGCACTACCTGGAAACAGGAAAGTCTCCTACCTACTTTCTCGACTACCTGCGTCGCCGTGAGACATACGTGAACACTGTGTGTCCGCTGCTAGTCGACGACGTCATCGACTGGGTCGAATCGAGGAATCATCCTTGAGTGCTGCGCCTTTTCCATGCGAAATGCACAGCGTCGTAGTCGAAGTACCCGCCGTCGGGCATGCGCCCCGACCGCGGCTTGACCAGCGTGACGACGAGCGCCGCCCGCAGCACGTTGCGCTTCTGCTCCAGCAGCAACGCCTTCCACGCCTTCCGCACATCCGGCGCGCCGACCAGGCCGACGAGCGGGTCCACCATCGCCGCACGCGCCAACTGGTGCGTCACCCCGTCGAGCTGCGCGCGGGCCGTCTCCATGCCCTCGGTGAACGGGCCCAGCTCCAACTGGCCCGCACCGAACAGACCGGCCAGGTCGGTCATCCGCCGGCGGATCCGCTCGCTCTCCGCCTGCAACCCGGCAACGTCCACGTCGTCCGGACCGGGCAGCAACAGGTCCTCCGCGTCGTCGCGTGACAGCCGCTCGACGATCGTGTCCTCGACGTACTGGTCGACGACCTCGGCCCGCCGCCCGCCGCCGTGCCCGGTCGGACACTTGTAGCTCGGGTACTGCCGGCCACCGGACTGGGTCACCGTCATGCCCTGACCGCAGTCCCGGCCGCACAGGTACAGCAGCGAGCCCACCCACTTCGGCTGGGCCCCGCGGTTCGAGGTACGTGACGGGTCGGACAGGATCGCCACAACGGCCCTGAACTTCTCCTCCGGGACGATCGGCGCCCACTGTCCGGGCCCGACCTCCTCGCCCCTGTAGACCGCGATCCCGGCGTTCCTCGGGCGCTTCAGCATGTCCCGCAGATCCTGGTGGGTGATCGCGTTCCCGCGGGTGGTGGTGAGCCCCTTGTCCGTGCACCACTTCACGCAGCTGCGGATGGACCCGCCGGACAGGATGGTGTCCGTCCACTGCCGCAGCGCCTCGGCCTCCTCGGGCACGACCTTGTTCGTGTCGAGGACGGGCACCTCGAGTTCCTCGCCGGTCGCCCGGTCGACCCGCTTCTGCGTCTCCCCGGTGGGTACGCCCCAGCCGAACGGGCGGGTGCCGCCCGCCCATTCGCCGGCCATGGCCTTCTGCTGCCGGGCGCGGGCGACGCGGTGGCCCTTGTGCTCGGACTCCTGGCGGGCGACGGCGCCGAGGATCCGCGCGGTCATCCGCCCGGACGGCGTGGCGAGGTCGACGGTCCCGGCCTGCACGGTGTGCGTGGCGATGCCGCGGCGCTCGGACAGGGCGATGTACTTCTCCAGCTCCGTCGGGCTGCGGTGGAGCCGGTCGGTGTGCCAGGTGATGACGATGGTGGCGGTGCCCTGCTCCAGGTCGTCGAGCATGCGCAGGTAGTCCTTGCGCTTCTTGCCGCTGTAGGCGGACACGTCGTTGTCGACGTACACCTCGACGACGTTCCAGCCGTTGCGTTCTGCGAGGGCTTCGCAGTCCTGGCGCTGTCGCTCGACGCCGAGGCCGGCGCCGGTGCGGTCCTGGCTGATGCGGCAGTAGATGACGGCGCGGGTCTTGGTGCCTGCGGCAACGTCGACGGCGGCGCGGAGAGTTGGGCTCATGCTCTGAGTCTGCACCCGTAGTGGTGTCACTGTCTCAGGTTCGGGAACCCCAATATGGCTTCGTGCCACCACTGGAAAGATCTTGCTCGAAAGGGTGGGCATTGGTGCCCACCCATGCCCTTGACCTGCGCTTATGTCGCCGATTTCCACAGCCTGTGGGCACGCCTTCGAATCCAAGGTTGGGTGCAAAACGGCCCCGGCCGGATCGGCGTCCGGCCGGGGCCTGGTCCCGCCCGCCCCCAATGGGCACGGGGTACGGGGCGGGCGGTCTACCAGCTCTTGCGGCTGTACGCGTGCCAGTGCCTACCGCTGTGCCCGAACGGCAGGGTGCAGTGGTACCGGCCGCCCTGCCATTCGTTCCAGCAGTAGCCGCCGAGCCCGCGCTTACGAGGGAGGGACGAAAGGCTCATCGAGGCCTCCTCGCGCAGGCGCTGCGACGGGACGCGGCGCGCCACTGTCGGCGCAGCGCTCCGGCCCGCGGGCACTCCCGTTCCGGAACCGTCCGGCACGAGGTGCAGGTCGAGCAGTGGGTGAGTAGCGCCCGGTACTCCACGGGCGCGAGTGGCTGTACGGATCGGGCGCTCACGGCCGGACCGCCTGGCGGAGCGGGAGGAGGTGGCGCTGCTCCCGGCACGGGGCGCACGCGCTGCCGCCCTCGACCGGGGCGGCGGTACCGGACGGGCCTCGGTGCCAGTCGCACCATCCGGTGTCCGGTGTCTGGTCTGTGCTGCGGGGCGGGGTATGCGTATCGTCGGTCACGTCGACTCCATCCAGTCGGCCGAGCCCGGGGTCGGTGACACGGCCGCCGGGGTTTTCTGTGTTCGCAGCGTAGCCCTAGGTAGCTAGGGTAGCTAGGCGTGTCAGGCAATCTCGTCTCGCCGGGTAGGCCTGTCCTGCCTAGCGTCGAGATCATGGACTGGAAGCCGGACATCCCGCGGTGGCGACAGGTGTACGAGGTGATCGAGGCGCGGATCGCGGACGGAACGTATCCGCCGGGCGAGCAGCTGCCGGGCGTGCTGGCCCTGCACGGCGAGTTCGGGATCGCGCAGATGACCGCCCGCCGGGTGCTCTCCGAGCTGAGGGACGCGGGCCTCGCACAGATGCAGCCGGGCATCGGCACGTTCGTCACCGAGCTGCCCAAGCCGTAAGGGGGTACTCACTGACGAGTACCCCTGGACGCACGAAAGCGGCCCCGCCCTCCGAAGAGGGCGGGGCCGCGGTCATCGTGCGAAGAGGGCGACGGCGCCGGTCGCCGCGCCAGCGACACCGGCGAGGACGCCGATGGTGGGCAGTGGCCATCGGGCTTTTTCCAGCGTGCGGATGCGGGCCTCGTGGTCAGCGACGTCCTTGCCGACGTCGTTGAGACCCTGCCCGATGCCATCGAGCTTGGTCTCCACCCGGGTCAGGCCATCGCTCAGGGATCTCAGCTCCTGGTACATCTGCGTGTTGCTGATGTAGACGCCCGGGTCCGGGACCGGGGCGCCCATCAGACGCCCGTGGTCTGCCGGTTGGGCACCGCCCAGGTGATGCCCCAGGCGGCGAGGATGGCGAGCGCGATGGTCACGCCCTCCCCGGTGGTGAGCGTCCCGTCCTGCATGGCGGTGACGGCGACGGAGGCGCCGGCCGCGAGCCCGGCGACGAGGGACTTGGCGATGCTGGAGATCTTCATGCTGGTCCTCACTTCGTTTCGAGCGCGGTGACGCGCTTCTCCAGGGCGGTGAGCCGCTGGTCGGTGGTGAGTGGCGGCGTCGGTATCGGGCCCGGGATCGGGGCGGGGAGAGTGACCGGCTTCGACCACGAAGCCGGGTGCGTCAGCCGCTCGGCGACGTCCGCCCGGAACTGCGTGCCCGTGTAGGCGAATTTGCCGCGGGTGCCGTATCCCTCAACCGGGCCGAGCGGGTCGACCTTGCACTCGATCGAGGTCTCCTTGTGGCAGCCGCACGACTCCGCCGACCAGCCGTACTCCCGGCAGAACGCGGCGTTGATCCGCACCCACGCGTCGTACTGCGCCCGCGTGTAGACGTCGCTGCCGTTGCCGAGGTTCTCCGTCTCGATGCCGTAGGCCACGTCGTTGCCGTCGATCGTGCCCGAGCTCTTGGCCGGAGCCGGGTGCGTGGACTCCTCGTCGAGGAACGACTCGTAGGCGTTGCGCGCCATCAGCCCAGCGTGGTTCGCCCGGCCCGCACTGCACAGCGTGGCCAGCCCGGACTTCGCCAGGTGGATGTGAGCGAGCGGGCCGGGCAGTCCGGCGACGCCGTCCTTGGCGACGACCGCGAGCGAGTCGCGGCCTGCCGTGTGGTGGTTGAGGACCATGTGGACCGGGCCGAACGTCTTGCCGGTCTCGTCGTCCCGTCCGCGGGTGCGCCAGCCCGGGTACTCGGCGACCTTGACGCCCTCGGACTTGAGTATCGCGAGCAGCCGGTCCGGTGTCAGTGGTGCGGCCATGGGTCAGGGCTCCTCTACGGGGTGGATGGCGAGCTTGAACTCGGCGAGGGTGACCCGCCTCGAGGACGTCGCGTCGTGCGCGACGAGGAGGGCGAGGGGGACGTCGGGCCGGACGAAGAGCTGGTGGTGCTTGGTGAAGCACTGGATCCCCGGGCTCGGCGCCCGGTGGTCGGTGGCCGTGGAGTCGTAGTCGCCGAGCGGGTCGCGGACGAACCGGTCGCGGACCTCGGTGTAGTTCCCGGCCTCCCAGTAGATGAGGGAGGTGAGGACACCCCAGCCCGCGACGGCCGGCCAGATCAGCCCCGACCGCTCGTCGGTCTTCCAGTTGGTGACGTTGGCGCCGTCGGGCTGGGTGGGCTGGTGCATGCCCCAGGGGTCGTAGGACTCGGTGGTGTAGGGGAAGCGGACCAGGTGGTAGCCGTCGGTGGGGACGGACTGCGGGATGTCGACCTTGAGCGACACGATTCGGACGCCGGTCACCGGCACCTCCGGAAATGACGAAGCCCCGGCCGGGAGGCTCGGGGCGGACGGTGTGGGGGCGGGTCAGCTGGTGGCTTCGTACCGGCCGGCGATGTGCAGGGTCATGCCCGCGGCCGCGGCCACCGGGTTGGTCTGGTCCCAGAATGTGGAGTCGGGCTGGTTCGTCGAGCCGTTGACGGAACCACCGGCGAGGGCGCGGACGCTGCCGCCGTTGCTGGTGGAGATTTCGCCGGAGCCGCGCGCCTCGCCTGAGGCGCCGAGGCGGACGGACACGTTCGCCGCGCGGACCGCGCTGAAGGATCCGGCGACTGTGAAGGGCGGGAGGCCGAACGCCCAGTTCGCGTTGGCGCTGCCGAACGTGGTGGTGCTGCCGACGACGAGCTTGATGAGGAAGTCGACGCTCCTGCCGACTTTCAGGTACCGGCCGGTGAGGCTGCCGTTGTTGACCGCTGGGGTGCCGCCGGTCTCGGCGGTCCAGGTGGGTGTGTAGTCCGTCCAGGCGCCGAAGAACGACAGGAACTGATCGCGGATCTCCTGGTTCATCAGCGCGGCGGAGACCACCTCTCCGACGACCCAGGTACGTGGCGTGAACGTCATGCCAGTTCCTCCTGCTGTTCAGGCTCCGCGGGCGGGTACGGATTGGCGGGGTCGTCGTCGTTCCACCAGTTCCGCAGGCCGGGCTTGAGCGCCATGAGGCCAGCCTCGACGGCGGCCGGGTCGGCGGGGAAGACGAGCGTGACCCAGCCCCACTGGCACTCGGTGCACGCGAAGCGGGGGTCGGTGGGCGAGACGACCGCGGCCGACCCGCAGCTGCTGCAGTCGGCGATCCATCGGTTCTGGTTGATCCGTGCGTAGCCGACCTCGCCCGTATCGCCCTCCGGCGGGACCAGGCGGCGGCTGGTCCGGTACTCCATCCACCGCCAGACCAGTTCGGCGGCGGGCACGCTGGCCCACGCGTCGGCGGGCTCCCGGGGCGGCGGCGTGTAGTACTTCTCGGCGCGCACCACAGCGATCGGCATGCGGGCTCCTAGTAGGCGAGGCGGGTGGTGGAATCGAGGACGCCGTAGACCGAGTCACCCAGGACCCAGACGCTGTCGGTGGCCGACGCCGAGGTGTGGAACTGGATGACGTGCGACCGCTCTTTGAGCGTCTCGGTGTAGCCCTCGACGGTGGAGCGGACGCTGGACGCGGAGGCCTGCGAGGGCAGATTGAACACGGTGAAATAGGAGCTGATCTCGGCGTCGAGGATGTCCAGATAGTTGGACAGCGTGTACGCCTCGATGACCACCTCGCGCAGCTCGGGCGCGGGGTTGGCGTAGCGGGACACCAGCCAGTACGCGGCATCCAAGACCGAGTTGTCGGAGGTCTTGATGATGTCGAGCGGTTGAGGGTATTCGCCGAACGCCAGGATGCTGGCGGGTGCGGTGACCCGCTGGGTGGCGCCGCCCGGTCTGCTGGCTTCGACGGTGTTGACCAGCTTCTGGTCGTCGTCCGCGAAGCGGGTGCCCGGCTCCAGATCGGCGTAGTCGATCGTGAAAACCTCGCTGCTGGGGTCGGGGTTGTAGCGCAGGTCACGGGACTGGTAGGCCAGCCCGTAGTAGTCGCGCTCCGCGTACAACTTCCCGGACTCGGTGGACTCGACTTCCCGCATCCGGGCCACCACGCCGGTGCCGCCCGGGCCCTGCGAGGCGATCGCGTCGTGGGTGCTGCCCAGGATCGTCACCGAGGGGATGCCCGCGTACCGGGCCAGCCTCGCCATCCGGACGTCCGCGTCCTCGCCAGAGAAACCGGTGGTCGCCGCCTGATAGTGGGACGGCGAGATCGTCGCCCCGATGTTCCCGTTGACCGAAGTCACCGCCACGTGCGCGATCTGCCCGTTGAAAAGCCTCGCGCCCTTGTAGCCGCCGACGTGCATGGTGCGCAGGCCGACCATGTCGACGACGGACAGCGTGAAGCTGGACGCGACACCGTCCACGTACAACTGCTTGCTGGGGTAGCCGTCGTGGACGACGTGGTGCCAGTTCCCGTCATTGAGCGCCGCGCCGCCCGACGTGTACACGGTGAGGCTGCCGCCCGCGTCGGTGTGCTCGATGGTGAGGACACCGCTGGCGTTCAGCGCGTAGACGATCTGGTGGTCACTGCCGCTGTCGAACATGCCGAGGATTGCTCGGCTGACCGTGGACGTCTTGATCCAGAATTCGGTGGTCTGCCAGTACGTGGTCGAGTCGGCCGCGAACTGCGAGCCCAGGTCACCGACCAGGTACTTGCCCGCAGAGGCGGACGCCGGTGTGAACGTGACGCTGGTGTCGCCGGTGTCTGCCAGCCCCTCGGACCCGAACTCCAGCGTGCCGCCGGCACTGACCTGGGTGACCGCGAGGGAGCCGCAGCCGCCACCGGAGATGTCGCCCGCCGCCGCGGACCCGGCCGGTTCCGTGAGCGGGTAGTAGGCGGACACGAAGTCCGTGACGGACGCGACGTTCTGCGCGAGGATCTCCTGCGCGAGCATGGACTTGAGGACCGGCAGCCGGTTGAGCCGCTTGAACAGGTCGGTGCACGTGATGCTGACGGTGCTGACCAACCCCTCCCAGTCGACCGGGAATTCGTTGACCATGCCGTAGAAGCGCGGCCGGACGTCGGCGCCGACAAGGTCCCACTCGATGAAGTCGGCGGTCCCGCCGGTGCGGGTCGCGGCGAACTCGACGGCCACGGTCTGGCTCGTCACCCAGGCCGGCGTCGCCAGCGAACGGCGCACGGTCCAACTGGCGCCGTCGCCGCTGCTCTCCCAGTAGACGGTGCCGCCCGACTCCCGCACCCGCAGCCACATGTAGTCAATGGCGGAGTACGCCGTCGACACGGCCGAGCCATCGGAGAACCCGACCTGGTTCTGGCAGGAGATGTTCCCGGAGACCGGGTTGTACGACCAGCCGATACGGGTGCCGCTGGTGGTGCTGTTGACCCACATCGACGCCGAGCCGGTCGACGAGCCGGACGCGCCCGGCACGGTGACCAGCTTCGCCGTCAGCTTCGAGGCGGTGAACGTCCACTCGCGGGCGGACTGGTAGCCCGCGGTCGTGCCCACGGGGACCGGCACCCGCATGCGGCCGCCCGTCTCCGAGGCGCCGCCGTAGTTGTTCGGCCACAGCGCCGTGTTCACGGTCCGGTCGTCGAAGTCGTCGCCCAACATGGCGAGCGCGTAGGGCGCCGATCCGGTCCGGGTCGGGATGACCGCCTGCGAGATCCGGATCGGCGCGTTCTTCCGCACATACGGGTAGTACGGCGAGCTGCTGTTGCCGGGGGTGAACCGCCCGTCGAGGTTGTCGAGGCTCAGTGTCGCGGATCCGGGCTGCGTCTCTGACCGTTCGTCGGACGCGCCCCGGGTGATGACGACACCCTGGATGATGCCGTCCACGTACTGGCTGATGTCCGTCCAGGTGATGGTGGCCGGCAGCTGCACGAGGCCACCCCAGCCCGCCTCTACGAGCAGTGCCATCTGCTCACCCCCCGACACTCAGTCGCACGGTCGCGCCCTGCGAGCGGCCGAACTGGACGAGAACACGCTGGATTTCGCGGCCGACGGCGACCGGGTCCATCGCCTGCTCGACGACGACGTTCACGTTGTAGACGACGCCGCCACCGGCGCCCGCCACGGCTGGGCGGCCGAGGACGGGCCGGGTTCCGGCGACCCGTCCGGACACCACGTCGAGTGCCCGGTCGAGGTGAGGCACCGCGTCGACCAGGCCGCGCGCGAGGCCCTGCGTGGAGTAGCGGCCGAGCTGCGCCATCACGGTCGACGGGGACTTGATGCCGAGGGCCTTCTTGATCGCGGCCTGCATGCCCTTGGCGATGGACATCATCAGCTTCTCGATGTCCTTCTGCTGGCCCTCCAGCCCCTTCAGGAATCCCTTCCCAGCGTTCTTGCCCGAGTCGTACAGGGCGTCTGCGCCCTTGCGGCCCAGCTTCTCGGCCGACTCGTTGATGGCGTACTGCGTCTTGTTGATCGAGGCGAACGTCTTCTTGTCCGCCCCCGCGAGCGCGGACGCGTAGGCGTATCCCTGCTCGGGGCCCATGTCGAGGATCTCGCGCAGCATGGTCTTGTTGAGGCCGCGCTTCGCCAGCGTCCCGATGAAGGTGCTGAACTGCTTCATCTTCGCCAGCTTCGCCTGCAGCCGGGCGGTGATCCCGCCCGCGCTGACCGTCTCCTCGTTCTCGAAGAGACTGCCGAGGCTGGCTGACCGCTTCGCCCCGACCCGGGTGGACTCGGCGTAGGCCTTCGCGGTGGCGATCTTCTTTTCGAGGGCGTCCCTCTGCTTGGCCGCCGCGAGGAGCTTGCTCGTCTCCCGGTTGACGTAGGCCACCAGCCGGTTGTCCTTGGACCCGGAGAAGGCCGACCAGATGTCCGCGGCCAGATCCTTGGCCGTCGCCTTGATCTTGTCCCGGGAGCCGGTCAGGCCCACGATCAGGCCCCTGCCCGCGTCCGCCGCGAGCGCCTTCGTCTTCTTGCTCGGGCTGGCGATCTCCAGCTCGCCGCGGATCCCGACGAGAACAGCCTGCGCCATCTTCCGGGCCGCGCCCTCGACGAGGCCGCCGCTGCCGGACATGCCGGAAGCCAGGCCCTTCGCGACGTCCATGCCCGCGCCGGGCATGCCACCACCACCGAGGCGGTCGGAGTTGATCGCCTCGATCAGCCCCCGGTGCTTCGCGGTCGACTTGGCATTGACGACGTACTCGCCGGTCGACGCCCACCACATCGGGATGGAGTCCGACCTTCCCGTGCCCGGTCCGTTCAGGAGACCGGTGGGCATCCCGCCGCCCGCGAACCCGGGCGCCGGCCCGCCGCGGGCACGGAACGTGGGCGACGCGTGGGAGTCCACGTGCTGCGTGCGGACCGTGGTGAGCGCAACCCGCCCGTTGAGATTGTTCAGCATCCGCTCGACGAGCGAGAGTTTCCCGCTCGCCTGGTCCGAGACCTTCACGGCCGCAGCCCGCTTCTGCTTCAGCGAGTCGAGGCGGGCCTGAGCCCGGCTGACCTCCGCGTCCAGCTGCTGCTTCTGCGCGCCGACCGCGACCTTGCGCTTCTGCTTCAGCGTGTCGAGCTCATGCTGCGCGGTAGTGATCTCGTTGGACAGCGGGGCGGAGTCGCCGTGGAACTGGACATCGGGCATGCCGCCCGCCGCGACCGAGTAGGCATCGAGCTGATCGAGGACACCGTCGAACGAACCGTCCGCGCTCTCGCGGAACTTGTGGAACTTGTCGGCCGCCCTCTGGATCTCGTCGCCGACTCCCGGGAGCGCGCTGGCCGCTTCCGCGGCGCCCGTCATGAGGACGTCGATGCCGCTCATGGCCGAGTCGAAGATCCCGGCCATGGCCATCACGATGAACTTGACCTGCCCGATCACCATCAGCGCGGTGGCCTGCACCGCAACAGTCACGACGGCGCGGAACTTCTCGCTCTTCTGATAGGCGGTGACGAGTGCGAACCCGAGTGCCGCCCCGGCCGCGGCCGCAAGAATCAACGGATTCGCGTCGAGGATGAACAGGGCAGCCGAGACCCCCATCGTGGCGACCTTCACGGCGAGCAGGCTCGCGGCGATCGCCGCGATCACGTCCGGCGGCATCCACTGGATGAACTTCGCGAAGCCTTCCGCGATCTCGATGGACGTACCGATCAGAGGGCGCAGCGCGTCGTACAGGTCCAGGGCGGCCAGGGCCAGATTCTCCAGTGAGCCCTGCCCCTCGCCCGCGATGTCCATGAACCGCTTGAAGCCGTCCGAGTCGCCGAGGCCCTGGCCCCACTTCGCGAACGCGGCGCTGCCTTTCTGGAGTCCGCCGGTGAACCGGTCGGACGTGGGCAGGAACGCGGAGATGATTCCGCCGAGCCCGACGAACACGTTGCGCCCGGTGGCGAGCAGATCCGGAAGGGTCTTCTTCGCCGCCGAGTTGAGTCGGTCGATGAACCCCTTGAGGCCGTTCCCGTCGAGGCCGTCCATGAAGTCGGACAGGGCACCGGCTGTCGTCCGCACCAGCGGCGTCAGCAGAGGCAAAGCCTTACGCGCACCCTCGATCCCCTTGGTGAAGATCGGCATGGTGTCGTCGGAGAGAGAGTCGGACCACTTCGCGTAGTCGCTCTTCAGACCGACGAACGCCTTGGCCGTCTCCCTCGTCTTCGGCGGCAGATCGGCCAGGGCTTTGCTGTATGCCTTGTTCGCGGCGGCCGCCTTCTTGCCACCCTCGGCCTGCGCATCCTGTGCCGCCGCGTAGAGTTCCGCGGCCGCGGTCACCTTGGTCAGCTGAGGCTTCACCGCGGCACCGAACGCGCCGGCCGCCGCGCCCGCCGAAGCGAACGCGGCCGTCATGGCGCCCGCTCCGGCGATGATGGTCGCCGCCATGGGGCCGCCGCCGAGCTGGCCCGCGATGGCCAGCTTGGTCAGCTTCTTCTCCAGGTCCCCGGCGGAATCGCCGGCCCGGTCCATGACCCGGGACAGCCGGTCGCGGCCCTCGAGGATGAACGTCATGCGGGAGCTACTCACGGGCCTGCGCCTCCTGCTGTCGCTGGTAGTCGTCGATCCACGCGATGGCCCGCTCGAACTGGTCGAGGGTCAGCCGCTCGACATCCCACGGCTTCATGTGCAGGAGGTGCGCGAACAGCGGCTCGTAGGTCAGCCGGCGCCACGCGATGCTTTGACGGCCGACGCTTTTGGGACCGCCTCCGGGTTGCCGCCGGGCGAGGGCTCGTCCTCGTCGAGGAGCGCGTCGGCCTCGTCGAACTCCGCGAGGAGAGCCGCCTTCTGCTCGGGCTCGATGTCGGGGTTCTCCTCGACGGCCTTTCGGATCTCGGCCCGCTCCACCTTGCTGTACTCCCAGCCCAGCTCACTGGCGGCCGGGACGAACGCGCTGTAGCGGAGGTCGGCCTGGGTGCGCTTCATGAGGACCCAGGCGACAGCGCGCAGGGCGAGCATGCTGCCCTTGATGACCTTTGACCGGGCGGCAGCCCAGTCGAGGTCGGTGACCCGCTCGACGGCCTCGGCCTCGGTGGCGAGGATGCGGATCTCGGTGAGGTCCCAGCGGTGCGCGTCGCCGCCCTCGGGCTCATAGGTGATGATCACGGGTGGTGCCTTTCAGTTCAGACGACGGCGGACGTCGTCCAGGACACGGGCCACCTCGCGCCCCATGCGCGGCTGGTGGCTTCTGACGGGGCGGTCCCACCACAGTGGCGTCGCGTTCTGCTGCGACCAGCGGCGTTTGTTGCCGAAGGTGGGGTGGCGCAGCCTGCCTTCGTTGAGGCGGGCGAGGACGCCGTTGCTGATGTCCGGGGGCAGGGCGGACCGGTCGACCCACACCCGGGCCCCGGGGTTGCCGGTGGTGCGCACCGAGATACGGATCGCCTCGGCGATGCTGACGCGCAGCGGCCGCGTGGTGGGTGAGGGCCCGCCCCGCTTACCGGACTTGCGGCCCTCGGACCTGATGTCGAGGTGACGGATGGAGTCCTGCAGATCGGCGCGCAGCGGCTCGGCCGCACGGCGGATCCGGCGCTGCATGCTGCTGCGGATGTTCTCGTGGCCGGCCGCCCGCAGCTTGCGCTGCAGGTCCAGGAGTTGCCCGGTGCCGGTGATGGATACCTGCACCGGGTCACCTCACAGCGTGATGTCCGTCGTCATGTACTCGATCTTCGGCTGGTTGGTGCCGTCGTACAGGGCGGTGAAGTTGAACGTCGGCCGCACGACGTCGAAGCCGTCGACAACCGGGGGGCCCTCGTCGAACTTCACTGCGGGCAGGGTGATGCGGAACGTCTCCGCATACGTGCTCGCGATGATCGGGCCGACGAACTCCCACACCAGGCTGGTCGCGCCGTCGCTGGTGTACAGGTCGTCGAGGATCGTGTCGATGTAGTCCGTCTCCAACGAACCACTGATTTTCACCTGGTCATTGCTGATCGGTTCCTTCTTCAGTCCGGCCTGGCCCGCGTAGAAACGCTCCGTCGCCTGCGGCCGCTCGACCTTCACGGACACCTTGCGGACGCCGTCGCGCGCCGTCTCCGAGGAATACGTTCCGGTCTTGACGGCCATCTGGCCGAAGTGGAAGGGCGACATGTTCGGGTAGCTCGCGACCCCGAGCGTCTGCGCCTCGTCGCACGTCTTGCCGTCGAACTCGAAGCTGCCGGTGAGCATGCCGCCCACCTCGCACGCGAACTCCGCCGACGTGACCTTGCAGCCCAGGAACGTCTTGTCCGTCACCGTGCCCGTGGTGAGGGGCACGCCCTTCTGGATCGTGAGCGACTTGCCAGCCGTATCCGCGAGGGTGTGCGTCTGCAGGTAGGCGGTGGTCGCCACCTGCTGCACCGGTGTGACCGTCGTTCCCATGAGCGCCTGCAGCAGGACGCCCATGGACTTGTTGACGATCTCCAGGTCGATGGAGCCCTGCACCTCCTGGCGCGTCAGCACACGCCGGGACGACAGCGCGAGCAGACGCCCGGCCGCGATGCCCGCACTCTGCGCCGTCGTCTTCTTGAGAGCGAGGCTCTCCTTGGTGAACTCGATGAACTTGGCCGGCGCGACGAACGTGCCGTAGGACGACTCCGCCGAGATGCCGAGCTGGGCGCCAAGGCCCGAACCGATCGCCATCAGAGATCAGCTCCCTTCGCGGCACGCGCCGCCCTCTTCGCCTCAGCCGCGGCCTTGAGGCCCGGCTCTTCCACGGACTCCCAGTTGGTGGTCTGGCAGACGTAGCCCTCGAACCGCTCGTCCGGTACCTCGATGACGGTGTCCGGCTCGACGAGCCGGTCGCCGAGCTCAGGCACGGTGACCGGGTCCGAGCCCACGTAGCGCACTCGCGCCATGGCTGTACTCCTCGGGTGGTTGATCAGATACGGGCTCGGCAGGACACCGCGAACTCGACGCCCACAGAGGCGCCCTCGCTGGTGGACTGCTGGACGTTGCCGGTGGTGAGGTGCGCCCACAGGACAGCGCCGTTCAGGGTGGGGGCCTCGGGCGCCGCATCGGTGGCCCGCAGCGCCTGCTCGACCTCGCCGACCAGGTCGAAGGCGTCGACACGGCGGAAGGACATGTCCTTGTCGCCGCCCCGCGATTCCGCGTAGCAGGAGATGACGAACGCCTCGTCGCGAGTCCGGGCCCCAGCTGCGTTGAAGGACTGCTCCAACTCGACAGCCTGATCGCCGCCCGGCGACCAGCCGATATGGATCCGGCGCCGCTGGGTCAGGTTCACCGCGCTCGGCCCGTCGACGACGGCGACGTCCGCGAGGGCGGGCCGTGCGCGCAGGAGTGCGAGCAGCGCGTCGACCGCGGCAGGTACACGGGAGGTCTGCACTACGCCACCCCCGGCGGGACCTTGTACGGCTCCAGCAGCTGCAGCACCCGGTTCGGGATCGCGTAACCCCAGCCCGGCACGGCCTCGGTGACGCTGAAGTCCTCACCGCCGCCGATGGAGGACATGCCGCGCGACGCCCCGTACTGCGTGCGCCACAGGTGCTGCAGCAGGATCCGGGCTGCGAGGTTGACGGTTGGCATCTCCTCGGTGCGGCCTGCCGTGTACACGAAGCGCCACAGGGTCCCGGCGAAGCTGCCGCCGCGGTAGCGGACGATTCCGGTGGCTCCGTCCAGGACGAGCTTGGACAGGTCCAGGGCGTCGCCCGTCTCGACCGCAGGCTCGACCGACACCAGGGCGACGGCCGGGATGCGGGACAGGCACATCGAGGCGCTGCGGCCCTCGATCGTCTCGGTGAACTCCCGGACCTCGACCGGCCCGATGTGTCGTTCGATCGGCGCGGTCAGTGCGTCGATGAACGCCTGCAGCTCGACGTCCTCGGCAGAGCCGTCGATGTCGAGCTGGGCCTTCGCCTCTTCGAGGGTGAGCAGCGCCATGAGGACCTCCGCCTACTTATCGACTGCGGACTTCGTCATGGGCCCCTTGCGGCGGGCGGTGGCGGTCTCGGGCTTCGCCGGGTTGGCCGCGTTCTCCTCGGCCGGCTCCTCGGTCTCGGGCTCGTCGTCGGCCTCCTCGACGAGACCGCCCGCGATCATGTGCTCGGCCTCGTCGTCGGGCAGGTCGACCACACCGCCCCGCGCGGGCCAGGACTCGCCGTCGCGGGTCCCGGAGATGGCGACCTTCATGCGAACGCGCATTGCTGTTTCCTCTCAGACCGAGAGGGCGGCCACGGCCGTGGCCGCCCCGGATGCGGATGGGTCAGGACGCCCCGCCGGCGAACAACTTCACGGCGCCGGTCTGGTCGACGAGCAGGCCGTCCGCGCGGATGATCGCCCGGAAGGTCACCAGGTCGGAGTTGAACGCGTAGTCGTCGGACCGCTCGAACCGCACCCCGCCCGCCATACGGACGAAGTACTGCGAGATGTCGCCGAACGCCACGGACTTCGCGTTGAGCGCGATGGCCGCCACGTTCGGGTCGGTGTGGACCGGCTTGCCCAGCAGCATGTCCGGAGCGCCGACCTGGATGGACGGCTGCCACAGGTACTGGCCCTGAGAGTCCTTCAGCTTCCGAGCCGAGCCGAGGGTGGCGTCGCGCATCAGCCAGCCGCACGACGTGCTGTTCCGGTACGGGGCGATGACCGAGTAGTAGAGGTCGATCAGGTTGTCCGCGGTGAACGCACCCACCACGCCGGTGCCGCCGGTCACGCCCGCAGAGGCGGAGGTGATGATGCCGGTCGGCTTCGACGATCCGTCACCGGTGATCGCGTGGACGCCGAACGCGTTGCCCAGCGCCCGCCCCGCCTGCATGGCGAGGTAGCCCTCCAGGTCGACGCCCGTGTCGGTGAGCAGCTCGGTGGCCGCCTGGATCAGCACGGCGTACTTGTAGGCGCCCAGGGTCCGCTTGCCGAACGCAGGGTCCGACTCGCTGATCGCCGCGGCTTCGGCGGTGAGCGCGGCACTGGAGTGCGCCGTGGTCACCGGGATCTCGATCGTCTCGCCGGACGCCGTGTTCAGCACGGTAGGCCCGGCCATCAGAATCCCGGACACCTCGATGAGGTGCGCCATCAGCTGGCCGTAGAACGTGGTCGGCACGGTGTTGCCGCCCGCGGTCGTGGTGCCCTTGACCAGGTCACGGAAGGCGACCCCGTCCGGCTTCGCGACGTCGATACTGCGGATCTCACCGCGCGCCCACCGGCGCAGCTCCGAGTCCTCGACGGGCTTGCGCTCCTGCTCCTGCGGCTTGGCGAGCAGTCCGGCGAACGCGGCCTCGGCGTCCTTGGTCCGCTGCTCCGCCTCGGTCAGGTCCTTCACCCGGGCGTCGATCTTGTCGAGGTCCGCGTTGAAGGCCTGGTACTTGCCCTCCTCCTCGGCGGACAGATCCCGCTTCTCGGTTTCGGCCGTGTCGAGCAGTTCCTTCGCCTGCTCCCACACGTTGGCGCGCCGCTCCTGCAGCGCCTTGATGAACGCAGTCATGTCGCCCTCCTGGGCATGACGAAGGCGCCCGCGGCAAGTTGGCCGGGACGCCTGATGGGTGGTGTGTCGAGGTGGGGTTCGCCCTGCCTCAGAAGGTGCGGCGCTGCATGAGCTCGGCGCGCCGCTGCCGTACCGCCATGACCAGGTGGGTGTCGCCCTGCCCGGCCGGCGGGATGATCGTGGGGGCCGGGGCCCCGAGGAACCGCTTGAGCTCGCCGGCCTCCGCCGCGGCCCGGACCTCCGCCAGCTCGGCGCCCGCCTTCTCCGCCAGCGAGCGCAGGCCCGTGGACGTGTCGAGGTACGCCGGATCGTTGACCGGGGCGACGTCGACGAGCTGGCCGGACAGCAGCGTCCGCACGGGGAAGCCGTCGTCCGTCATCGCCCAGTCGTCCTCGAACGTGTAGAACGCGAACGAGGATTCGGCGACGTCGCCGCGCTGCACCAGCTCGTACACGTCGCCGCGCGCGGCCGGGACGTCCACGCTGTAGTCGAGGCCCGTGCCGTCCGTCTGCAGCCGCAGCGTGCCCGAACGGGACGTGCCCAGCAGCATGTTGTTGTCGTGGTTGTAGCGGGCCATCACGCGCGGCCAGCCGTCACCCTCGCTCTTCGCGAAGAACCCGGGGTCGATGCGCTCGACGAACCCGCCGAGGTTGCGGGACAGCGTGTTGAACTTCGCCGCGTACCCGCCGATCGTCCTGCTGTCGCCGGCCGCCCGGACCTCGACGAGGCCGCGCGTGAACCGACGCTCACTGTCGCCGTTCATCACTTCTCGCTTTCGTCGGGGGCCACCGCGCCCAGTGGCGTGTAGTCCTGCCCCAGACCGTCGGGCAGGGGCGGTTCGTCTTCCACGCGCCGCAGCTCGTCGATGCTGTGCAGGCCGATCGTCCGGGAGATCCGGTGTGACTGGTAGCGGGTCAGGGTGTCGGTGCGCAGCATCGCGTCCACGTTGAACCGCGCCTCTTCGGTGGGAGGCCGCAGCCAGGAGAACGCGTCCTCCAGCCGGGCCAGCCACGGGCGCAGCGTCCACGTCAGCAGGTCGATGGAGTTCTGCTCGACCGTGGCGTAGGTGAGGCTGCCGCCCGTCTCCCCGCCGACCTTCTCCGGCGGCACCCCGTAGATCGCGGCGATCTGGTTCGCCGTCGCCTTGATGGTCTCCAGGAACTGGCTCTCGTTCGCGGGCACGGAGATGGCCCGGTACTTCACGCCGTTGCCCAGCGCCACCACATCGCGGCCCTCGGCGGCCTCCTTGAACCGGGCCTTCAGGACGGCGGCCGCGTCACGGTCGACGGCCATGTCCGTCTCCAGGACGGCGCTCGGAGTCGACCCGTTGGCGAACCAGTCCCGGCCGAACTGCCCGGCCAGCAGCCCGGCCTCGGTCGTCGTCGCGAAGTACGCGATCGGTGACAGCCCCAGGATCTGGCCGGGCACCGTGTACGCAGGGATGTGGAACAGCTGCCCGTCCTCGAGGCGCCGGCCCTTGTAGTACCAGACCGGGACCGCGGCGAGGTTGTCCTCGGGGTGCACGTCGTCCGGGTGCAGCCACTCGATCTGGCTCGGCCAGCCATCCGGCCCCCACGCGACGACCAGCCCGTAGGCGTTGCCGCGCAGGGTGAGCGACGTCATGCACCGGTGCAGCCAGTCGTAGCGCGTGCCGGTCGCGGCCGGCCGCCGGAACAGCGGGGGCACCGGAGCGCGCAGCCGGTCGTCTCCGTCCGTCCGGTAGGACTTGAGCGGCAGGGATGCCACGGAGTCCGCGAGCAGCCGTGTGGCCGCGTACACGGGCCCCAGGCGGAGCGCCCGTTCCTGGCTGCCGCCGCGCAGGACGGCCGAATCTGAGCCTGCTCCCCACACGTCCTGGTACGAGATCGCCCGCTTCAGCGCCGTGCGGCGGAAGGGCCACCACCTCATGTCGTCACCCTTCTCACCACACGCTCAGCAGGATGTCGCCCGGCGGCTCGACCTCGGCGCCGAGCCCCCACTTCGCGAGGGTCGAGGCGACGAGCGGGCTGATGTCGACGTTCACTCCGCGCCGGGCCCACGCCCACGCATCGCCGAGCGGCCGCTTCTGCGCGCCCGCCAGCGCCGTCGCGAGGGGCGCCTGGTCGAGGTGACTGAGGGTCTGCTCGGTGACCGCGTCGTACAACTGGCCGCAGGCCGACGCGATCTCACGCGCCTTCGGCTGGACCACCTCGACGCCCAGGCGCTGCTGCAGCTGCTCGATGACGGACCCGGCCGGGCCGCCGCCGTCGACCACCCAGCACTTCGGCTTCCACCGCTTGTGGAGTTCCTCCGCCCGCTCCAGCAGCCAGCCCGTACCGGGCCGGTGCTCGACCACCTCGACGTGCGTGCCGCCCCGCCAGGCGCCCGCCACGGCGATCGCCGCGTGCGAGCGCTCCGGGGTCATGTCGATCGCGAACGCGACCAGGCCCTCCGGTGCGGAGGCCGCGTCCGCCAGTGCCCGCCACACGTCCTCGCCGATGACCTGCCACGTGTCCGCCGTGTCCGACGGATACACGCCCACACCGAGCCGCTCACGGGAGAACAGGGTGTCGCCCAGCGTCAGCCGCTCGTTCCCCGACTTCTCCAGCGTCAGCCGGTAGCCGATCGCCGGGTTGGCTCTCAGGATCGACTCGGCGTCCGCCACGTCGTCGTGCTCCGTACAGCCCTGCCCGCACTCGTCACGGTGCTCGTTGATCGACCACTCGAAGTAGGCGAGCGTCGGATCCGGCACGCCGGTCTCGGCCGAGGCGAGGGCCCGGCGCCGTACCCGTCCCAGCTGTACGGACTGGTGGCCGATGCCCGCGCTGCCCAGGTACCAGGTCTGCGGGTTGGCGACCGCGGCCAGCGTCGGCGCGAGGGCCGCCATGGCGTCGTCGCCGAGGATCATGTCCTCGTCGAGGATCACGCAGTCGGCGGTGAAGCCGCGGCCGGAGCCGCCGGAGCGGGCGATGAACCGCAGCTCCTGCCCGGAGTGCAGCTCGATGGCCTCGTCACCCACGGTTTTGCGGTAGATCTTCACGCGTTTGTGCAGGTCAGGGCATGCGCGGATCAGGTTCTCGATCCGCTTGTACGCGTTCTTCGCCGTCTTGAACTCGTGGGCGGAGTGCAAGATCAGGCGCTCGCCACCGATGAACAGGCCCCAGAGTTCCCTGGCTTCGATGATCCCGCCCTTGCCGTTCTGCCTCGGCACGTTGACGCACACCTCGGGCGCCGCCCAGTTGCCGTCCGCGCGCTCGCCCATGCCCTGATCGAGGACGTGCTGCTGCCACGGATCGAGCAGCAGCCCGGCACGGGCCGCCAGGTCGACGGCCTCCTGGCCCGCGCTCGACAGCGCCGTGCCCGGCACGGTGAACACCCGGGGGCGCTGACGGCCGTACACGGGGCCCTCAGCCACCGGCAGCGCGCTCTTGTGCAGCGGCTCGGCGCTTCTTTCGCTGCTCAGCAATGTCATCGACGGTGTCCCCCTTCTCCCCGACGGGGGCCAGCCGCCGCAGGTCGGCCATGATCGTGCGGAGCTTTTCGGCGACGACGGCCTTGGCGGTGGGGGCGTCCGTACCGGCCATGGCCTGCGCGAGGTCGAGGGCGACGGCCGCCATGCCGGGCGAGGTCTCGTCGGCGTGCAGGTCGTCGAGTTCGTGGGTGATCTTGTCGACGATGCTCATGACCACCTCCGGTCCGAGTCACTCAGGGTGACGCAACTTGGAGGGTCGAACCGAGTTCGCGTGCACAAGTTGAGCAGTCACTCAGGGTGACCGCTCAACTTGGAGGCCCGAACCGAGTTCGCGCGGAAGGATCTTTCAAAATCGCCGCGCAAAAAATCGGGCGAGAAGGGCGTTTGGGTCGCCCGGTCCGGCCCTCAAAAAGTGTCCGGGCCCGCCGGATTGATCATGCTCACCATGATCGCGACGCCTGCGGCATGGCCTCGCGGGGCTGGCCGCGTCGGGCGTTGTACCAGCGCGAGGCGACCCGCTTCATCTCCGGCTGCCGCATGGCTTCGATGCGCTGCATGACGACGTCCCGCCCGGGGTCGATGGTGACGATGCGCGCTTCGAGCCTCTTGTACTTGGCCGTGGCCTTGGGGCTGGGCTGGGTGTGGATCAGGTACACGTCGACCTTGTCGAGGTGCTGGCATGCCTCGTCGATGGCCGCGTACCTCGCTCGGTGCACGACGGCGGTGAGTGCGGCGGTGTGGTTGTGGTGGTCGGCGCCGGGGCCGGCCATCGCGAGGGCCATCAGGTCCAGGTCGATGACGATGTCACGCGCTGTCGCGTGCGCCTTGATCCAGCTGGACTTGCCCGCGGCCGGCGGACCGGTGACCACGATCAGCACGAGGTGTCACTCCTCCTGCTCCTTCGCGGCGCCTACGACTCGGAGCGGCCGGCCTTCATCCGTTCGATCTCTGAGCGGAGGCGGACTTGCCTAACGTCTCGGATGCCGAGTAGGGCGCGAACTCGGTAGCGGACCTGGAGCCAGAGCAATGCCATGCGGCCCATGCTGTCACCACCTCCGGGAGGACCGCACCGTCTGGCGCGGCGGGCCAGCCCGGTTGCCCCTGCTGCTGTTGCAGCGGCGGTGCGCTGAGCGGGCGTTGGCGGGGTCGAGCAGGTCGCCGCCGCGACTGAGTGGCATGAGGTGGTCGAGGGTGAAGGCGAGCGGGTGTCGGCGGCCGTCGACGCCCTCGGGGATGTTGTGGCCGCAGATCCAGCAGGGGTGGCCCATGGCCTTCACGGTGGCGACGAGGCGGCGGTAGGGGCGCCCGTTGCGGATGCCGGCCACGGGCGCCTCCTGCTCTGTCTACGCGTCGCCGAGGACCTCGTCGCGCGCGGCCTGGGCCCTGCGGTTGAGCGCGCCGGTCATCCGGAACAGGGCGACGGTGAGGGCGAGGAAACCGACGACGAGGAGCGTCTGTGTGATGACGCTGAGGATGTGGACGTGCTGGGTGGCGAAGGCGATGACCAGCAGGATGAAGGTGCCGGTGGCCCAGGCGAACCAGATCCGGAGTTTCTCGACGCGGACGGCTGTCTGTACGGCGCGGTAGTCGCGCATGGTCCCCCCAAGGACGCTCGACGGCTGAGTGGGCATCATGCGCCGTCGGGGGGCGTTGCGGTGGCCGTATGGCCGTCCCGTGACCCGGGTGAGTGAAGGTCCGCAGCCTGGGCCCCGTGCTCACCACGGCCCGTGTCAGTGCATGGTGAGCGGTCCCCCCAGGCGGCGGACGCTGAGCACGACGAAGCCCCAGCCGGGGGACGGTGGCTGAGGCTTCGTCGTGAGTGCTGTGATGCCCGTGTGCGGGCATGGCTGTACACGCAGATCGTGACACTGCGTTGACCTGCGGGTCAAGCGGACTGGGGCGAGGCGCGCCGGGCGACGAGAGCGGCGACGTCCTGCACGGCGTACCAGGGCTGTCGCTCGGTGCCGCCGGAGCGGGAGAGCTGGCCTCGCTGGACGAGCTTGCGGACGGCCGGGAGGCCGACGCCGAGGGTGCGGGCGGTCTGGTGGGCGGTGAGGTGGCCGGGCCGGATGAGCTGTGACTCCATGCCCCCATGATGTCTACGGCCGCCACTCCTCGCGGTATCCGGGCCTGTCCGCGTAGGGCATGGCGAGCAGGCGCATCACGTCTTCCAGCGCGCCTTGCTCGACGCGGGCCGCCCGTCGGTTCTCCGCGCTCACTGGGTTCCTTACCTGTGCTCGGACGTCTTCGTGTTGGCGCAGTACGCGGCGCTTCGCTTCGATCTCGCGCAGCACCCTGGCCGGATCATGCTCGGCGATGAACGCGGCCTGCTCCACGGTCGGGTAACCCTCGTCGTAAGCCACGTGATAGCCGTCATGATCACCTGAGACGTGAGCACCATTCTCATCCCCGTGGTGGTGCCATCGCCCTTCCGCGCCCTCGCGAGCCGCCAGTGCGATCCGCTCGTCCTCGTCGAGCTGCTCGCCGAGCCACCGCACCAGGTCTTCCGTCATGGGGTCATCCTCTCGCAGTGGTGTCAGCCGCGGGCACAGTCTCGGGAGCCGGTTCCGGGGCGATCTGGGCCGCTCGTGGAGGGGCCCGAAACTCGAAACTTCGCAGGTGGGGTCCGATATCGGGGGCGAAACCGGTTTCGGATCAAGGCGAAACCACGGGCTTGATCCGAAACCGGGTTGAGGGCTCTACTCGGCGTCTTCTGCGGCGGGCAGATCGGCGTACCGGAGGCCCTTGGCGCCGCCGCAGCACTCCCGGATGGTGAGCTGCCGGGTGGACACCTTGTGGGGCTTCAGGGCGGCGGACAGGGCCGTGGACGCTCCGGCGGCGTCCAGCTCGGTCCACGGCCGGTACAGGTCGGCCCGGTACGCGGCGAGGGCCTCGACGAGCCGGTGCGAGTGGACGGTCTCGACTCCGTCGGGCCAGATGGCCCGCAGGTGGTCGAGGACCGTCTCGACGTCCTGCTCTTCGACCCGGGCGCCGACGGCCTGCCCGGTGAGGGTGCCGGCCGCGGTGCGCAGCGCCAGGGCGCGCTTGCCGATGTCCTCGGCCTCGGTCTGCTTGATGAACGCGGCGCGGACGGTGATGCCTTCGCGGCCGCGGGCGAGGATGCCGGTGCCCTGCTCGTCGATGCTGATGTCGGTGGCCCGGAGGCCGCGGTCGTAGGCGCCGGTGCCGAGCACGTTGTTGTTGGCGCGCCAGTCCATGACGGCGAGGCACAGGCGGGTGCCGACGGAGCTGGAGACCGAGCTGGGCAGGCTCGGGGCGTCGGGGTTCTGGGTGAGCAGGATGAGGATGAGGCCGTAGGCGCGGCCCTTCTTGATGAGGCGGGTCGCGAGGGCGCTGGCCTCGTCCTTGTAGTCGGCGTGGGTGAACAGCTCCTGCACCTCGTCGATGACGATGACGCGCGGGCCGAGCTGCTGCTCCGGGTACTTCTCGGCGAGCGCCCGGGTGACGCGCCGGCCGTCGGGGACCTCGGAGGCGGGCAGTCCCTTGATGAACTTGGCGCGCCGCTGGTACTCGGCGATCCCGGAGCGCATCCCGGCGAGGGCGGCCTCCAGGTCCTCGTCCTCGTCGCCGGACACGTACCGGTGGCAGACGGGCTTGACCGAGTCGAGGTCGCCAGAGCCCTTGAGTTCGTAGATCCACAGCTCGGCGGTGACGTCGAGGGCGACGCCGAGGACGATGGCGAGCGCGCACGACGTCTTGCCGGAGCCGGGGATGCCGCCGACGAGCAGGTTCGAGTACATGAGGGTGACCTCGATGAGGTTGCCGCGCGGGTCGAAGCCGTAGGGCAGCGGCTCGTACACGTCGGCCTGACCGCCCTTCATGAGCGGCCACAGCCTCCGGTCGGCCTTGGCCGGGTCCCGCTGGGCGACCCACAGCACGAGACGCCCGGGGTGGGCGGTGCGGTCGGCCGAGGGCCACACGGTGCTGATGGGGCGGCGCATGGCGGCGGCGAGCGCGGCCCGTTTCTCCAGGACGGCGGTGGCCTCGACACCGGGCGGCAGGTCGACCTCGGCGCGCCAGCCGGGCCCGTCGCGCATCACCTCGGAGGCGAACTCCACGCCCTTGCGGCCCTTCCTGCCCTCGATGCCGATCGCGGCGAGCGCGTCGAACACCTCGGTGGAGTCGAGGCGGCGGAGCACGTTGGTGGCGACGTAGCGGGTGATGAGCGCCTTGTCGCCCTTCTTGCCGTTCAGTCCGGCCAGGGCGGCGGCGCCGATGTAGGCGGTGAGCGTCCAGCCGGGTACGAGGAACGTGCTGACGAGGGTGGTGATGCCGGTGGCGGTGGCGACGGCGATGGAGGCGACGCGGCGGGGCCGGACGCGGCGGGAGTGCTCGCGGGACAGGGACAGCCACGCTTCGATGTCGGCGGACGCGGCGGCCTTGGCCTCGACGGGTCGGGCCTCGGTGTCGGCGACCCAGCGGCCCCAGCGGACGATGAGCCGGCCGGTGCCGCGAGGGGCGCGCAGGAGCAGCCGCCCGAAGTAGACGGGGGCGCGGAGGGCATGGAAGCCGGCGACGTGTCCGTAGTAGGACGCGGTCCAGCGGACGGAGTTCGTGAAGGCGTCCCAGCGGCGGAGGGCCGGGGGGACGATGGGCGGGGCCTCGGCGAGGTAGGCCTGGCGTTCGGCGATCCATGTGCCGTCGGCGGCGGGCTCGGGGCGGTCGACGGGACGCGGCTCGGCGTTCTGGATGATGTCGAGGACGGTCTGCCGGACGCCAGCGTCCTCGGCGTCCTGAGGGGCGTCCTGTAGCGGCTTGATCAGGCTGTCGGTCATGCTGGTGGCTCCGGTTGCTCGATGGGCGGTCCGGGGCCCGGGGACGGCGACGGCTTGCAGGCAGGACGCCGTCCCCGGGGCGGTGCTACTTGCGGCGTGCGGCGTCCTTGGCGTCCTCGCGCTTCTGCGCGTCCTCGCGGATCCGCTCGACGCGGTTCTCCAGGGCCTTGACGGGCTTGCCGCGGGCCTGACGGCGTTCGATGCGGACGCCGAGGAGGATCACGGCGGCCAACTCGCGGGCGTTGTGCGGGTCCTTGTCGGTGAGCGCCATGTCAGGCCTCCGGGGTGGTGTCGTCGGGCAGGGCCTGGGCGACGGCGGCGTCCGCGACGGCGATCGATGCCCACAGGGCGCCGGCGGCGGCGAGCGGCTCCGCCCTCTGCCAGCCGTCGCCCCGGGCCGCGGACTCGGCCTCGCGGGCGAGGGTGGTGGCGCGGTCGATGGCGGCGTCCGCCATCTTCAGGCGCTTGTCTCGGTTCACGGGTTCCTCCTGTTCAGCGGTGCTTTTGGATGTCGCTCCAGATGGAGCGGAGGACGAGGGCGAGGATCGCGACGGACACGGCGCCGATGGCGACGGCGATGGCGAACAGGGAGGCGACCAGGCCCCCGGCGATGCCGAGGCCACCGATGGTCAGCCACTTCCGGGCGTCGAACTCCTGCCGGGCCTGCTGCGGGGCGGGCGTCTGCTCCGCGGTGGCCTTCTGCACGGCGAGGATTGCGGTGATCGTCCGCATCAGCTCGGTGTTGTCGGCAGCCTCGACGGCGTCCCGGGCCGCCTTCTCGATGTCGCTCACGGGTTGCCCCCGCCCGGCCCGGCCAGTGCCTTCTCCCGGTCGTACAGGGCGTCGATGGTGTCCCATGCCCCGGTCAGACCTTGGGCGTTCATCTCGGCCCGCATCGCCGCACGGAACTGCCGCTTCGAGGGCGGCGGGTCGGTGGCGTACAGCTCGGCGGCGAGCATCGCTACCGCCTTGCTGTTCGCCGTCCGCGGCCCCTCCAGCGGGGGCGTGCCAGAACCGTGACCGCCCTGCGTGACCGCCAGGCTTGAACCCCCCGTGCCACCTGCGGTTTCGTCGTCCGGCACACCCCCCGCGAGGAGGGCCTGCAACTCGGTGTCGGAGACCAGGGCGGGAAGGTCGGTGTGCCAGTCCGGCAAGGGGTGCTCGTCCACGATCTCCGCGTACCGCTCGAACGCGTCGTGGGTGGTCGTGATGGCCTCGGCTTCCGCCTCCCGGGACGCCTTCACGATGTCCGCGGCAGCGAGGGTCTCGTCGGCCCGTGCCGCGGCCACGGCACGGGAGACGGCGATGCGGTCACGCGTGATGGCACGGGTTCGGTCGATGGCGGCCTGCGCCCGCGCGCTGATCCGGGTGCGCTCCCGGTCGATCGCCATGACGAGCGTCGTCTTCGCGAGGACGGGGATCAGGGCGCCGACCGCCGCGGCGAGAGCGTCTCCGGCGAGCGCCCCGTGCACGGCGAGGACCGCAACGGTGAGGGGCAGGAACACCCACCCGATGACCTTGGGGAGTCGGGCACTGGATCCCTGCCGGCGGTGCGCGGTCTCCTGCGCGAGGGCGTACAGCCAGACGGCGTCGTAGAGGACGGCGACGGAGTAGGCGAACGCGGGGTGGGCGGTCGCGGTGAGGATGCTGCCGATCGCGGCGACGGCCCACACGACCGCGACGGCGGTAAGGATGGCGGGCAGCAGCCAGGGCGCTGCCTTCCTGACGTGGTTCACGGGGTGTCCTCTCGGAACGACGCGTAGTCGCCGGGCGGGTAGACGTAGTTACTGAGGGCGCCCTCGGCGGCGACGGCCGCAGCGCCGAGGGTGGCGACGACCGCAGCGGTGCCGGCATGCCCGTGCTGCGCGGCTGCCTGCGCCGTTACGGCAGCGAGCTGGGTGGCGCGGCGGGCGGAGGCGGGGGAGCCGTCGGGCGTGTTCATCGCGGAGTACAGGGCGTCGCGGGCCCGGTCGCGGAAGCTCACTGGCCACCGTCCCGGAGCGCGTCGAGCTGGTCGGCGAGGCCGCGGAGCCGATCGGCGTACCGGTCGAGGTCAGCGGCCAGGCTGTACAGCTCGGTGGCGTCGAGGGTCTGGCCGAGCGGGTAGACAGAGACGCCGGGCGCCCGGCCGCCGAGGTGCCTGTCGGAGGACTCGGCGTAGGGGGACTGGACGAGCTCGGCGGCGAGCAGCGTGCGGCCGAGGTAGAGGCACTCGACGACGGGGCCGGCGTGGATGAGGTCGACGCGCTGGGTCTCGGGGTCGTGGTGGGCGTGGCCCGCGCACCACGTGGGCTCGGGCAGGGCGACCGGGCCGTGGTCGGCGGTGGTCAGGGTGACGGTGCGCAGCTCGGTCACTGGTCCTCCCCTGCGGGGAGCGCGACGGCCTCGGCCCAGGTCTTGCCCTCGTTGAGGGCGGCGTCCGCCTGGTCGACGGTGACGTAGCCGGTGACGGGGTGCTGGGCGAGACGGTCGCGCAGGTAGCGGGCGTCCCAGGCGGGGCCCATGGCGGGGCTGAGCTCGGCGTCATCGAGCGTGCTGCGCAGCGCGAGGCGGGCGTACATGACGCGGTCGTTGAGGAGCCGGTCGTGGGCGTCCTGGCCGCCGTAGGTGGCGGGGTGCGGGATGTTGATCGCTTCGAGGACGGCGGCGAGGAGGTCGCGCACCGGCTCGGGGATGTCGATGTTGGTCACCGGGCGTCCGCCTTGCGGATGCTGCTGCCGGTGGCGCCGGCCGCGGTGACGCGCACGGTGATCGTGCGGCCGGGGGTGCGGCGGATGATGCCGGCCGCGACGAGGCGGCGGCTGGGCTGCGCACTGGTCAGTGCGCACGGAATAGACTCCGGCATGGCCGGTCCTCCTGGTTGAGTCAGGGGGTTCTGGTCTGGGGTCGGGCGACGCGCGCGCCTCGGGTGTTCCACCACCCGGGAGCTGTCGTCCGGCCCCGCTTCTATTCGGTTGTCGAGTACTTCTTGATCGCGTCGTTGACGGAGGTGTAACTCCGTCCGACGTC